TGGATGATGCGCTCTTTCTCTGCGTCATCTCGTACTAATTCAGAACTCATGCCCGTCTTCTCTGCTACCCAAGTACCAAAGTCTTCTATCTTAAACGCCATCTGTACCTGATCAGGCCCAGCAGTAGCCAGAACAAACTCTACCGCTTGTTGTACAGATAGAATGTCTTCGGAATCTTGCGCCCTTGCTAGTGGAGACGTGAATTTAACCTCGACATCTCTACCATCTAGCTCGATAGGGGTGATTAAACCTCTACGGATCAGGATAGATACTACGCGCTTGAGTACAGGGATCAGTACTTCGGTCTGTAACCGTCCGAATGCGGAGCCTATGCGCTTGGCTAGCTCTCTGGATTCGATAGCAATCTCTGTGGCAGTCCTTACTGGCCCTGCTGGATCACGCAAGTCGTTAAACATGGCGATCTTGATGGAGTTTTGTAGCTCTACGATCTCGAACTGGGCTAGTGACAGGCTTGATGCTGTGTCTAGTCGCTGTATAGACGGATTATTGGTGTTGTTAGAACCTACTGGAATAACAATACCTGGCGCTATAACCATATTGTAGGGGTTAGTGACCCCATCGTCGGTAGCAGTGTACATACCAGCGAGGTCTATAGCAGCCTTCTGCAATACAAACTCTTTTGCCTTGTTCAATGAGCGTACATCTGGCAGCGTTTGCATGGCTGGGCCTCTACCGCGCACCTCACCAGAGACTTTGGTGTACCGTCCAGTGACCCAAGGGGATGAATTACCGAAATCCTCTACCCATGAGAACCTTTCTTCCTGCTTAACCCATAGACAGCCATAGTATTTCTTGTCTTTCGGGTCATAGATTACACCTTCTGATACCTCTACCTCGGTATCTGGCTTGTTGTCTATCATGCTCTGGACGTTAGACGATGGTTGAAAGCCCTTCCACATTCGTTCTAGCAGTCTCGCCTTAACCTTGAACCGTCTCCAGTGCGTTTCGATGGTACCGTATGGCCCTTCCTCAAAAGCGATGCCCCGTTGGGGTATGCAGTTAAAGACAATCGGCATTGAATCGTCATCGGTCTCATCAATCTTCAGCGTAGCAGTACCGACCAATAAATCTAGCGCGGCCTCATAGAACTGAGTACCGAAATTAGAGCGATTGATATAGTCGAATACAATCTCTGACTGCTTCTCTAGGTTCTCTCTGATCTGCTTCTCGGTGACGTTATAGTCTCCGGTCTCTAGCATGTTGAGAATCTCGTTCGATGGGTTAAACGTGGCCCATCTAGCCCAGATTGGTGCTATGTTCTCTTGTAACTTACTAGCACCCTGCTGGATAGCGGTCAGAGACGTAGAATCGAAGATACGATCCATCTTCTTCTGGCCCTTATCTTGGGTCTCGAATAGATTCCGTTGGGGCAAGAAATACTCGTACACGTCTGACAGTTGATCGTGCCACATAGCCTCGGCATTGAATGCTTTGTTCTCTCTACCTTTCAGGTCTTGGATCGAGCCAAGATGCGGGGGAAGTTTCATTATCTCACCTGACCAATTTGTGATAAGAATCCAGCGGCACCCGCTCTAGCTTTCGCCTTTGCAGCTATCCCGCTTAGCATGGATCGTCCAGCGGAAGCACCAGCACCCCTAGCACCTCTAGCACCAGTAGCAGCTTCAGCCCGACTACGGGGAGCGCCACCAAGTAGTGATGCACTGCCTAGCTTTCCTCTGGCTAGTGCCTTAAATCGCTGTTCCTGTTCCTCTACTTCCTTATCTAGCGCCCGTTGTTGTCTCTGTCCGACTGCTAGCTCCTGCGCTGAGGGTTCAGGTGCCTTTGGTTTCTTCATGAATCCCATGATTTGCTCCCTATGTACTTGTATAGTTGATATGGTGTCCAGATAAACGGCCTGTTGATGCCTAGCAGTTGTTTAACGTGCCCGACACATGTATTAAGCATGAACAAACCTTGCTCTGACTCTACTGTATTCCATCTAAGTAATCGATCATTCCCAAGTTTATCATCGATTTCGTCAATTGTATAAACCTTAACCTCTGTGATGCCTTTCTCGTATACGATCACTCGGCCTCGGTCTATGGTCATCAGGTAGCAATGATTGATCTTTGGGTGTAGGAATCTAGTCCACCAATGATCTACGCCTTTTGTGAAGCCTATATACCTAGAAGACACTGAACCTAACCTCGGCCTGTCTTGGTTGCGGTCTATGGCCTGATACCATCGATTCTTGCCATCCTAGTGCTAGTGTCTGTAGTGCATCGGCTCCATGTGATGCCCAATCGTGCACAGGTGTATCACGGAATACGTTGCGTTTCTCGTCGAACTCTCGATGGTAGGATGCGATACAGTTTAGCCCGTGTTCGGCCTTGTCTTCATCAAACCAGAATCTAGGGAACATTCGACGTATTGCCTGTATACCTTCGGCTTTGGTGCGTGGTCGTTGTACTGTACGGAATGATATACCCATCTCTCTGGCGACATCCTTCCTTGATCGGCCTGATGTAAGCTCTCTGACCTCTATGTCATGTGGTGCTAGATGTTGACCGAGCATGACCCCATTGGTGGATGCGTATTGATTGAGCCACTGTATGTAATGCTCCATTCCTTTGCCGTTGTTCTCGTAGTACCCGATAAGCCGTATCTCTTTGCCTATAGCCTGAAATAGCCAGATCGACATGGCATCCGATATGCCTAAATCCCATGCCGTATGGACGTTCAACGATGGCTCTATCGGTAGCCTAGTCACTCGGCCCTGATCCTTTGCCGCTGCTATCTGATCAGCAAAGTATGCACCCGCTATCTGAGCCTCGAATGACCCGTAGAATTCCTGTTGAATCAATGCCTCTTCCATGCCCTCGAGACGTTCCTGTTCGATGATGTCGGGATTGATTACCGGAGTACCATCGGCCCGTTTGGTATCCTTAACCGTGAGATTCTGACAGAACCACTCATTGCTAGACTTAGCCATTTGATAGAGTGAGTGTCCGTGATTCTTGCCTCTAGGCGTATAGATGAATACAGCCCAACCACCGTTTTCAGCTAGTATCGGCCTGATATAGCCCCATGCATTCGGGTCACATAATGACCACTCATCAAAGACTACGCCTACGGGGTTGCTTCCCACTAGATTGTTGTAGTTGTCCGAGCCTGTTAGCTGCCACGTTGACCCGTTGACCAGTTCGATCACCATGTCTTGCGATGATGTCCGCTTGCGTATCTGCTTGGGGAATACTTGCTCTAATATTGGGCGGCCTTCGCTGTCTATGCCTGACCATATAGCCTTGCGTGCTTGGGTCTGATGTGGGAATAAGTGCCAGTATGTCCCGACTCGCTTGAACATCTCTTTAGCGGTGAAGTTGAGCGTTGCGCTACCCTTTCCAGCCCTACGATGCCATACACAAACGGCCCTCTTCACGCCTGTATCCATTGCTCGGAAGAAGTCGACTTGGTGTGGCCTAGGTTCCCATTGATACGGTATTGATATCTCTGTCATATGCCCCCTGGATGCATATACAGTACTGGATGGATATCCAGGTTACGAGTTCTTAAAATCTGCTACCTTGATCACAAGATCGCCGCCACCATCACCGCTCAATTCAATGGCTTTCACATCACCCAGATACTTACCAATCAGTTTGAGCTTAATATCTGCTGCGCTCTTCAATCTCTGCACTTGAGTACTATCTAATTCGTTATCAAGATCGGTCAATTTCTTTGCAATATCAGTAACATGCTGCACATGCCCTTGATTGCTTAACTGTTCCCTCAGTGCTTCTTGACGTATAGCACGGTTTTTATTTGCTGCTGTTGTTCCCATTGTCTTTACCCTTACCAAAGATTCTATCCCATCCGTCTGCATAGGCCGATTTTGAGGCAGAATTATACCTTCTAGCGTGACTGCCTTTCCCGCCGTGATCGTACTCAGGAAAGTGTCGATTGACTGTTTCTTTATCGAGTCTATGTCTATTATCTGGCACGTTTTACCCTATATTTACCGGCATATGCTATTTAGTTCTAAAGTATATAACAAATCGGTATTAGACAATTTTTAATGTGGTGTTTATAGTTCATTCCGTACTAACGAATTATACATTAATCAGCAAGGAGTTACACCAATGAACGCACATGACAAACCAGATCTACAAAACCACGTTAACAACATCGCCAATGATTTAACTTCTGGCATGACATACGAGCAATGCGGTATAGATCACGAGGATCACGGTTGCGAGCCAGATGATCAGATTAGCGGGTTTGATTACCTCTCTGACATGCTAGATATCGAGTACACAATTAGCAGTGACGGAAATTTTCTAGGCGCTAGAATTCTTGTCGCTTTCGGTGGCCCTAACATTTGGATTGATACCCGTCATGATAGAGTAGAGGGCTATTGGTGGGGCGATTCAGCCTTTGCAGACTTTTTCGATGAGATGGATTTACACGGCGTTTGCCGAGAACTTTACGAGATGAGGGCATAAGCCAATGAACACCTACCAAAAAATAATCCTCGCCGCCGCTCTCACCTTTGCTTTTATCTGGCTGAGTAATGACGAATTCAACCAAGAATTGAAACAGGCCGAACAATACAATCAAGACGTTTGCGCCGGACTCATTCCCGATTATCAAAACATCAATCCAACTTGCGAGGGCGAATAGATGCAATACGCGATTAGATTTGTACCACCCGAACACGTTCAAGCAGTACGCGACATCTTCAGGAACAGAGGACAAAACACCACCATCAAAGGGCGAGGGCCGAGGTCGGGAATAGGCGAATACCGCGATTGTGCAAAGTCCAAGATTCAACATTTCACTGTCTACGTGTACGACGAAAAAGGCGTAAATGATAGCCGGACTTATATTGATTTTAACGGCATGAAATCCGGCAAGTTCCACATGAAGCACCACCAATCACAACCAGCAATCCACAACGTCAGATACGAGGGCCAAGCATGAATATCTTAGTCGCATACGAAAGCTCTGGCACAGTTAGGGAAGCATTTCGCAAAGCAGGACATAACGCTTGGTCTTGTGATCTACAACCCGCTGACGATGGCAGCAATTATCACTTCCAAGGCGATGTCGAGGAATGGATCATCGACCCCGCTCTGAAACGCTGGGACTTGATCATAATGCACCCACCTTGCACCGCGTTGTGTGTCTCAGGCAATGCCCATTACGGATCAGGCAAAGCAAAGCACCAGCAACGTATCGACGCGATAGAATACACGCTCCGCATGTTTGAACTGGCAAAGGCTAACGCCGACAGAGTATGCATGGAGAACCCCGTAGGCGTGTTACCGATCAAAGCTAGTCAGTACATTCAACCCTATCAATTCGGTCACGCGGAAAGCAAAAAAACTGGCCTATGGTTGCACAACCTACCAAAACTACAACCAACCAACGTTGTAGACAAGCCCGCATGCGGACACTGGGACAATCAAACGCCAAGCGGCCAGAACAAGCTAGGCCCATCACCGGATCGATGGAAGATTAGATCAAAGACATACCAAGGAATCGCACAGGCAATGGCCGAGCAATTTTAAGAGGCTTCTCGCTCGATCAATATCTCACAATAGTGGATGGCTTTTCGTAGGTCATCCACTCCTCCTTTTTCTCTCCACCTCGACACATACTTGATCACCGCATGCTCACAGACTCCCAAGTCGTTTTCTAAAGCATATTCCAACGGCTGTATCTTCATCGTCTTATAGTGGCTACCTGAAATTTGTCTGTCTAGTGCGCTCATATAAGCTCCTGAATGTTTGCTTTCAATCGGCCCTGTTCGCCGTACAATTTGTGGAGGATCACGCAGGTCATACTTCGCGCACTGGCATAACCAGAGCCAGCATGCCAAGCGTCTGCGGGTGCTAGGATGTTCCAAGACTCGAACAATGCGCCGCCATATTCCTCTTGATTCTTGTGGTGTATGTGTCCTGTCCAAACGAAAGTATGATCTGACTCGCCCCATTCTTGCCTCAAATTACTGACTATTGAACCATGCAAATTAGACATCTTGATCCTGTCCCCATGATGGGTCACGACTAGATTTTTGCCCCATTGCCACCAGATAAACTTGCTCGCATTATCAAATACCTTGACGCGGGGATCATCCTCAAAGTACAAGCGCATCACCTCATTCAACCAGAGCGCCGCATCTGGATCATGATTGCCCCTGACATTCACAAGCCATACCTGATTATGCTTCTCCAACATACGCAATACCGTACGCTTGATCACATTACTAGCAGCGCGAATGGTCTTAGAATACCGACCGTCTGAGTCTAGTAGATTTTTAGAATTAGGCGTTGAACTGGTGCTGTCATTGATATGCATGAAATCGCCAAGGTTCACAAGCACCCCGACCTCACCAGATGGGGCCGATCCGACCAAGCGATCAATTGCATTCTCTAAAAGATTCTGACTAATCTTGACATCGTAGTCATCACCCATTGTTTCAGTGTGGTGAGCGAGCATCCCAAGATGGTGATCACCAATAAGATAAGCAACCATGAGATTGTCATCAGTGCTTGAAGGCGGGTCAATGGGAGTGTGGATTCCGGTGACTTCATCTTTAAATCCCTCGACAAATTGATCAACCAACTCCTCAATCTTCTGGCGCTCTGGCTCCTGAATGTGCCACTGTAAAACGATCTCGCCTTCAGTATTGTATGCCGTACTGACTCGTTTAGTGGTAAATCCTGGAGCAACTTCCCTGTTCAAATTTTGATCAGGTGCTATGCCTGATGCGGCTGCGCGTCGATGTACTTTTTGCACGATCTCAGATATGCGCTTCGGGTCTCGCCCCAACTCCGCACCAATCTCAACGTTACTCATGCCAGAGATACGCATCTCGATAATTTGAGTTTGGTTTTCAGTGTTGCAAAAATCTAAATGTTGCTCAGTGCTTTTACTCATCGTCTTCGACCATGCCACAAAAAATACTTGACGCGATATGCAAGCGACCAACCACGCTGGCTATGCTTTCAGGGTCGGTTGAGAAGGTTCCAGGCATTACTAAATCAAAGTAATCCTGATGCTCGGTGATGATCACCGCACCACTTATATCCCCGCTCTCACATTGCTCGATCAAAGCCCTCAACGCATCCCGCACTTGCTCTGCGTTCCGGTCGAGAATCGACACTTCACCCAATGCTTTTGACCAATTCTTTTGCTTGCTCGATGGTCTCGATACAGGCCCACTTGCCGCCCTTCGCTATCCACTCATCGCTGAATCTCTTCTCACCACTCGTTAGCTTTCTCGCGCTTGGTGGCTTGGCTCCATCCTTGATCTCGACCATGACTGTCTGGCCCTTGTAGCAGATGATAATGTCTACGAAATTGGGCAGATCGTGTACGTCTTTAACACCACAACCCAACCGCTTAAACTCGGTCTCGATTTCATTGTGATTATCGTCTTTCTTCTTCGCGTACTTGCTCATCTGTGATAGTCCATAATCGCTGCTTCTACCTCTTCAGGCACAGGATGGTTATTATCGTCCAGTATTCTAGCATACTCCCCTTTTTCAAACAGTTTTCTTGAGTCGTAGTCGAACGATTCACCCGCATGCAAGGCCCGATGATGCTCATCACACAACGGTAGCACCCACCAATGGCCTATCGCTATCTTGTTATGCTTGGCTGTTGCCCCCACTGGATGATGGATTTGTGCAGGGCCAAAGCATTCTACACATCCCAAGCTAGCCACTTGATCATGCCATCTCTTCTGTTCAGCACTTGGAGCATTGCCTTTGCTCCTCATGTCTTTGATCTATTCTTCCATCGATACCGACTACTCGAGCCTGTTGCTAACGCATTAGATGTCGGAACGGATTTCTTTAGGTTGATAGCTGACTTTCCAATTGGAATCTCGCGGATGAATCCATCACGCGCAAAGAATTCCTCCATGTCTCGCTCCAGTTTGATACGCGCTGCCTCTTTCTCTGCAAACGTCAACAGCTTTGGCGTGATGCTGCGCTCATTACCTCTAGTTAACTTTGTCACTTCCTCACCTCCGTTAGTTGGAATCCTTGCTGACTGAAATGCCGTTCGACCATCTCCAGGAACTCGCTATGCTGCGCCACATTCATCATGGACGTGACAGGAAACGAGTACGGTTCAGCCATGAACATCAGCTTGGTCTCGTATGGAAACTCTTTGACCTTTGTATCATACATTTCTTTATACTTCACGCTGTCTCTACGCAGGATGGGCACTCCAAAGTGCAGCTTACAATACGCCTTATACTCCCAAGCCTTCATATCTCCCTGCTTCTCACAGTCACGATACCACTTGTTAGCCGTGTTATTCTGGATCAACGTTCTAGTCTTCTTCCTTTTGTCGATAGTTAACCTGACGGGGAACTCGATGTCCGTCTCGCTAAACATCTGTAACATTTCTTCCAGACCATGACGACTGTCGATTGTCATTTCAATCGTCTCCGCTTCTAACCTCATAAATCCCCCTGTCATTTAAATAATCTTCGTACCAATCCACATACCCGTCACCCCAAAACTGAAAGTCATACTCGGTTTCGTTGGGCTTTGCTTTTTTGAGCACCATCCATCTCTTGAATGTTCTTACGCACCAGAGCATTTGGTTTTCTGCCATATCTTTATCGTTGTAAAACCCGTCGATGGCACCAGTACGCATGTCTTGGATGTACCAGCTCATGCGCTTTCCAGTATCTTCACGCGTTGCTGACTTAATCTGTATCTCCGGTATTCTTCCCTGCTAGGTTGATGGCCGTTCGCTATCTGGTTGTTGTAAATCTCTATAAAGAACTTATCCTCTGTGGCTACCTCTTTCTGCTCCCTAGAAAAGTAACTTTTTCCGTCCGTTCTTTGTGGTGCATCCCTGAACAACGCGGCATCTGTTAACCCGATTGCTCTCACTACATCTGGCCCCTTCGCCAGACACACATGGCAGTGAATCAAAACCTTTCCGTCTTCCTCCTTCAGTGATAGTGCTGTGGGATTGTTGCCATCATGGACAGGACATACCGCTCTGTATCTGTCCCCATGTCTGCGTACCTTATCCAGCCTTTCTAAAATCTCGTTCAACATTCTTCGCCCTCTTAATCTGTAAGTGTTTAACGTAGTTTTGCACCTCTGGCATCCGCTCGCCTGGAACTGCCATGACTCTAGGCCACACTCCAAACTTAGACTTGTATGCCCATGCTGCCCATCCAGGTTTGTATCCTTTCTGAAGCGCGTAATACTGGAACTCGTATAGCCAACGGCCCTTATCCTCTCGCTTAATCTCAGTGAGGATTTGCTTGTCCGTCTTCAGTAACTCAGCCTTGGGCACCTCGTAACCACATGCACATCGAGGCATGATCATGGTCTGGAAACAGGCGGGGCAGTCCATTGTCTTGGGTTCTTTCTTCTCTTTGGTTTGATCTCGCTCCCTGTATTCTTTCTCGCCATCGTGCAGCGCATCCGGCACTACGTCTTCCGCGAATCCATGCTTTGACACATTACCCGCATGGTCGAGGATGATTGCATGGGGCTTGTCTTTGTGGAGCCTTAACACCCGACCGATACGCTGGACGTAACTCGATAGAGACTTAGTGGGGAATGCGTCGATCAGACAACGCACACTAGGCGCATCGTATCCCGTATTTAATAGCTTGGAGCATGACAGTATCTTAAACTTGCCCTCGTCATGTTCGCGGTACAGTATCTGTCTTTCGGCATCATCCATATAGCCGTCGATATGCTCGGCGGGAATCCCTGCATCGTTGAACATCTTAACCATTGTCTTACTGTGCGGAATGCTGGGTGAGAACGCGATTGTCTGGCTGTTCTCCCCGTACCTCTTCCAGTTGTCGATGATGTCCCCGACCAACTTAATATCCTTTTCCATGCGCTCGCCTAGCTGGCCTGGATCATAGTCAGATGCTCCGGTGTTCAGTCGTTTCGACCTGATACCTTTCAGGTTAGGCTTTGATCCACCGTAGTATTTGGCGGGTGCTAAGTATCCCTTGTCGGTTAACTGGCTAGCAGTGATGGGTACAATCAGATCATCATAGTGATTGCCTAGTCCTTTTGAGAATGGTGTAGCGGATAGACCGATCACAGGCACTCGACTGTACTTCTCCATGAGTGTGCTAGTGGTCTTATAGTGAACGTGCGCTTCATCGACAATGATGAGCCTAGACATGGGCCAGTTTCTGCGCCTTGCTAGTGTGTGAATCGATGCTATCTGAATAGGTGCATGCCAGTTAGCGCGAGGATGATCCCATCCCTGTATGACTCCCGCCTCTATCCCATGCTTGTCGAATTCTGCAACCGTTTGCTGAACCAGCTTGATACGATCACAGATAAAGATGCTTTCTTTCCCCTTCTTTGCAGCATTGGCTAGCATCTCTACTGCTACCCTAGTCTTACCGAATGAACATGGTGCTGCCAACATGATCCTCTTATTGCCTTTCCTGACTGAGTCCCTACACATCTCAATCGCTCTCGCTTGATGCTCTCTTAGTTCCATATCACCTCCAATTTATTTTAGGCACAGTTCCACTTTTTCCCTGTTGCAACACATAACCGTGACTGTCGCTAGCAGCGTTAGGTCTCACATGTGTACATCCGTAGATGCGGTACTCATAGCTTTCGCTTTCTGTATGACGCAACTCATACAACCCCCGCTTGGGGTCTGCTGCATATAGGACGTGAATCGGGTCAAGTGGACAGACCTAAAACATGCTCACGATTTACCGCTATTTGGATTGGACGCACAGTTAAGCGCCACTTTCCATCGGTAGGAAGCTCTTTAACGGGGATTGCAGTTGTGGTAGGATTCAATTGTGTCGGTTGTGACCACGATTCTTCCTGTTTGCAATCGGACATTAAAGGGACTGCTAATCCCGCCGACACATTTAATCTAACACCATCCGGTGATGAATAAAACCTTTTTTCTAAATCAATATCTGCTACTATTGTTTTGTCTCTCTTGCTGATTGACACAGGGGTTCCCCTCGCCCCGTGGCCCACTTCGGTGGGCCTTTCTTTATCCCTCGTAGACTACCTTATCCTTTACTAGCCGTATTGCATGTACCCTATCGCCATCGAAATCGACTAGGCAATTGCAATTGTGCCGCCAGTAGTGAACCTTCGGTGGTGACAATCTCAACTCTACTGCAAACCTATGCAGACTCTTTCCCGAATGCTCCAGGAACTCTGTTAACTCTAGTGTTCTCATGCTTTCCTCCTCAATGAAGACTGCACCTTATCAAACATCTTTTATAAAAACAAGTTGACAGACCCATTTAATTAGATTATCTTAATACCTCAATCAGCAGATAGGGGTAGACATGAGCAAGCAGCAGTTAGTAGAAGAGCTAAGTGATTTCACATTCGAGATAGCCAGGTTAGCGGATGAGTGCAACATCAGCAAAG